TACTGCATTACTACTTATATCTAAGGGCATTGTTGTATCCTTATCTATTGATATATAGGGATTATTTGATCATCTATCACATTTGATGCTGTATGTTGAGCTAATTGGCCATCAAATATTAATGATGAGTTAGGGATAGTTTCATTATAAACAGTACTTGTAATCTCATCTGTAGAAGTATATATCTTAATGTTTTTTGCACCATAATTTGTATGGGTACCGTAGTCATGGAAATTATTTATAATTAAACCATCAAATTCCATTGTATCATTAAAAACAACTATTAATCTTTGATTTGTAATCACATTTGTTTGCCAAGAAGTATATGGTACAGATGACGTCTTAGATGTAGTGGTATCGAATATAAATTTGGCATGAAAATTTGTGGCACCTATGGTTGTTGTGTTGTATGCAGTTATGTCTGAAAGTGTATAGGGATATAATACATCATTAAGTAAAAATTCCACTGATCTCATACCTAAAAATGATGTATGTCCCCAATTATCTGCAATATCAATAATTACAGATTTAATACTTGCACCAAAATCTATAATATTAGAGAGTTTTTCTGCATAACCAAATTGATTACTTGCAACAACCATACATGATATTAAGTGCCCATAATCATTTGAAGATCCTACATATGTATTATTAACTTCACCATCGATATTAGAACCATCTTTTTTCCATTGATATGTATATGTTGTTGGTGCATTAAGCCATGAACCATTTGTGACAGAGAAGATTACAAGATCAACTGAGGCTACAGGAGCAACAGTATTCCTTGGTTTAGCAAGAATAATACCATCAACTAATAAAGAAACACTTGTACTCCAATAACATACATCATCATTATCTATACCTTGATATTTAAAGGATAATACCTCTTGATTGAAAATTGTAGGATAAGAGCCACCAGTTGTTGGGTTTTCCCAAGAAAAAGAACCACCCATATTCTCTGAGAAGAATGTTAATAAAATATTTTTATCAGTGGTAGATAATAAACCCCAAGTTAATTTAAAAAGCCTTGTAAAGGTGGTAGGTTGATTAGATGATATTGTATATCCGCAAGATGATTGTTGTATTTTAAAGGGTTTATCTACTACATCTTCTATTTTGTCTGGTATAGGGATTGATGAAGGCCAATCAGCCATTATACCTCCTTATATTTATACATCATTAAGGTATATTAATTTTAATTAATACCTGATCATCTATAATATCAATTATAATAACTCTATATGTTATCATTTCTAATGGACTTATTAAGATATTATCACTATCACCTATGTACCTGTAATACACCTTAATATTTGATTTTCGGATAATAATCTACTAACTATAGATGAAACTATATACTATGGTAATCCAGGTAATTCTGTATCTATAAATATTATATCAGTCTTCCATCTATTAATACCTATCCTAATGAATTTTATCCTATTCTGTCCAAACAGCACATTATATTCACTACTATCAAAATGTGTCCATGTAATTATCTCACCTGCATATGTATTAAAGAAGCTTTCTAATATAGTCTTATCATTATCCGATAAGAAATTATAAGATATTCTCCATTTTTTATTTAATAATGTACCCCCACCATATGATATAGAATATCCTCCAACACTCCTTGATTTTCTTAAAGGTTTATTGAAGGATTCCTCTATATTACTTGGTGGGGATAAGTTTGTTGGATATTGTGCCATAGCATATTTTCCTTACCATTTACTCAAAGCCCCGTTAAGGCCCCTACTAAATCCACCATTATTATTAGCTGCATTAAGGACAATACTTAAGATAAGATCATTACCAACTTGTTGAGAAGATACTTGTTCTGCTGATACTTCTTGCCCTGTATTATTTTCCACATTGAGGATAACAGTGGAGGGTGTAGTTTTGGCTTCTACACCAAGATTACCAGATGATGTCCTGGTAAGCGGTAATATCGCTTCATCACCTTTCTCACCCATAACCCCAAAACCACTGCCATGAGCAAACATAGTAGGCTTAGAAACAATAGAGTTAGTGAAAGAACCACCACTACCAAAGGCTTGTACACCAGAATTACCAAAAACATTTCCTTGTGCACTGAGAACACCAGCTATAGTTTCGAAAATACCCTTTTCTTTAAACATACCACCTAAAGGCTTTATAATAGCTTGTTGTATTTCAACTCTTACAAGACCTTCAATAATATCTGATACAAGGGATTTCCATTCAAGCTTACCTGTCATTACAAAATTAACAAGGGAATCTTCCATATCCTTCATTGCATCTACAAAAACCTTTTTAGTCGCAATAATAGGATCTTCAATACTTTTTAAATGCTGTTCCATCGGATCAAGAGCATCTGTCTTCATTTTAAGCCAAGATTCTACAATAGTTTTACTAATATCACCATAAACTATTTTATAGACATTAGCTTGTTTTTGAAGAGAATCAACTGTAGCTTTATATGTAGTCTTGGCATTATCTTCAATTTGTATTGCCAAATCTTGTTCTACAAGTTTCATTTTAAGAAACTTCTTGGCTGTTTCATCTAAATCACCAGCAAGCTTTTTAGAACTCTCCGTAGTTATACCAAATTCAGAACTCAATCCAGAAGCTGCATCTTGCCCAAAACGCATCTCTTTATTTAATCTCTTCATCATTAGAATGACAGATGAGTCTATCTTTATATCACCAGCTTTCATAGCCTCTTGTAAGGCTTTTAAATTCTTCCTTGCAGTAACTCCAGAAGTCACAGCAGTCTTTAAAAGTTTTATTAATGCTGTATTTGATTCATCTATTGCTTTATTAAAATCTTTAATGTCTTTTGTTAATACATCAAAAGGATTGTAAGCTTCAGCAGATATTTCTTTGAACTTATTAAATAATGTTGTAGTAGCCTCTGCACCTGCATCTACAAAAGTCTGTAGCCTTGTTATCAGTGCTTTACCAGCAGCTGTTTCTGATTTACCCGACCTCTCCAAAGCTTCTGTCATTTTTCTGGCTTGCGTACCCTCAGATACCTGCATCTTAAGAAACTTCTTCTCTAAAGAAAGCTTTTTGTTTATCATATCTAAATGCTCTTTAGTTCTCACAGATAGATCGCTTTGGGCCTGTACTTGTTTAATAATTTCTTTACCCGCACCTTCACTTAATCTCTTAGCCTCTACTAACATACCAGACTCTTGAGATATGATATCAAGAAGATCTCTTCTATCTTCAACCAAACTCTTTGCAAGATTTCCAGATATACTATCTATGCGTAGAAGGAGTTTTTTAGCATTAATTATCTTTGAATGAAGAGTTCGTACATCCTGTATAGATTTTTTATTTTCTTTTATAAATTTAAGTTGATCACTGCGTAACTTAGATTCTTCTTTCCATATAGCCACTTGTTTTGCAGCCTCAGCAGTTTCTTCTTGTGCCCCTTTAACTACAGCATCCTGTTGTTTTAAGATTACAGCATTTTGATTAACTTCTCTACCAATGGCATGATTAACCCTCTCAATCTGTTCACGTAACTCACTGACAGTTTTCTTAGACCTATCAATCTCATCCGGATCTATTAACATAGTTGTTTCTATTTTCCAATACCCAAGCTCAAATTTAAGATCTTCTTTTTTGGATCTTAAATAATTAAAAAGCTCTTTTGCATCATTTTCAGTCTGTTTGAAGATATTCTTTCTTTCTTCACCAGGCTTCATTTTAAAGGCTTTTTCTCTGAGAATATTAACCTCTTCAAGATGCTTTTTTGTCACTGCTGTTAATTTACCAGCTTCAATTATATTTTCTTTAATGAATTTAGTGGCTATATTTGTAGCGGTATATGCAGCTATAAATGTCGCTACAAGTGGGTGCTTCCCTACAAGGACTATAAAACCAATAAAAGCTTTTTGCAATAGACCTAAGGCAAACAATGCGCCTAATGGGCCAACTATGGATAATGTAAATTCACCTAAATATTCAGTAAGTGATATAAAGATATCCATATTGTTTTGCAATATAGAATTAGATGTTTCTAATACATTAACAAAATCTTGATAGGCACCTGTACTTTTACCAAGTTCTCCAACAAACTTCTTTAATGAGTTTCTAATATTGGTGAAGGCTTGCCCTATAGTTTTATTGACCTTCCCATACTCTTCTTCAAGTGAATCTGCCATAGATAAAAGTGCATTAGAAAAGATTTCAGATGTTATCTTCCCATCTAAAACCAACATCCTGAGTTCGCTTCTACTAATTCTAAGGGCATCTGCCACTGCTTTCATTATCTTAGGAGTACCTTCATTAATAGAATTAAACTCCTCTGCTCTGACTATTCCAGAACCAAAAGCTTGCCCCAACTGAATCAAAGAGCCTCTTGCCTCTAAAGCAGATGTAGAAGTAACACCAAGGGCGTAACCAACAGCTTCTGTCATCTTAAGAATACCAGCTTCAGAAATATTAAGATCTTTTTGTGCTATCTTTAACCTGTTATACAATGTAGTCTGTGCTGTCAACTCTGTACGTGTTTTTTGAGCAATATTAAACAATCTCTCTCTTACTGCAATTGTTTCCTCTTCTGTCTCGGTAAAAATACGTATATGATTAGTGAGTTTAGCCCAAGCATCTGCATATTGAATAACAATATTTATTGATTGTAGAGTGACAATAGATGCTAAAACACCACCAAGAGATACACCTGCATTTGCTGTAGCTTTCATGTTTGATTTAAGTTTTTTATGGGCTTTAGCATTCTTATCAAGGGCACCAGTATTCTCTTTAATAGCGGATTCTAATTTATCAAAACTACTTATATTTTTATTTATTTTAGCTGCTGCTGAATTAAGATCTTTAACCTGCTCTTTTAAATTCTTGGTTAGATCCAAAATAGCGTTATTTAAACCACGCATCTCTGTTTTAGCTTTTCTTGTCCTCGTTGTAAATAGTTGTGTCTTATTACTAACCTTAGACAAAGAAGATGCAAGGTCTTCAAATCTTTTATCAGCTCTCGAAGCAAGAGATTCTGTTTTATTTAATTCTTTGTTTATATTCTTAGTCCCCTGAACAAACTTCCCACTACCAGCCTTGAAATCCCTCATTGTTTTACCAACAATATTGAAAGTATCAGATAATGAACGAAATCTCTCAACAGTATTTTCAGAGGCTGTATCTAAATGCCGTAACTCACCTTCAATGGTTTTAATGCCAGTAGAAAGGTCTCTATAGTCTATTTTTATTTTAATTATAGGATCAGCCATATCAACCTCATGTTTTCTTATTACGTTCTCTCTCAATATGCTTCATATATTCTCTATCCATGGCCCGTATAATACGCAAGAATGAATCAAATTCTGATGGCTCTATAATACCCCAGACTTCACAGAATTTATGGATAGATGTCCAAGGGATATACCCATCTGTCCTTTCTGTGGTTAACTCCCAAAATCCATTATAATAAAATAGATGGAGGGAATTGAGGTCAATCCTCTCCTTAAGTAGAGAAGGTTTAGCCTCTGGTAGAGATCCACCTTCCTTCCAACTATTTTCAAGCCATGTTAAATCTCCATGTTTTAACTCGAAAGAGAGAACGTCTGTTAGTTTTTTATTGTAGCTTCCTCTTCATTTTTACGAAACTTCTTCCAATCGGCTGTCTTCTTCTGGATATCATCGTAGAGCATAGGAAGATCTCTTAGTACTTGCAATATATTATCAAATGTAGGTTTACATACTTCCTTCTCACCTGTAGGTTTTCTAACTAAAATACCTGGTTTCCAAGTACGCCTACCAGACTTGTCTGTATCACATACTTCCCAATCAAGGATTACAGCCCGTACAAATGCTTTCAACATGTCATCTTTCAGTTCTTTATTATCAACCAAATCAAGATCCTTGTCATCATGCTTAGAGACAAGTCTGGTCATCTCTTTCTCCCATAATGTATTCTTACCACCCTGTCTCGCTACTTTTACCCTACATCCAATCTCAATATAATTAATGTAGATACCACTATCTTCGTTTGAAGTCTCAAAAAAATTATAAGCGTCCATGAATATCTTTCCTTTGTATTATCTCATGTGAATACATGAGAATTATTGGGATACCCTATATATAATGTATATATATATATATATAGGATGAGGGTGAGATATAAGATAAGCTCCCAATAACAACAAATCCTATACCCCACCCAGATAATATAATATCAAGCAGGTATATATGGGAACCACGTAGTTCCTAATGAAAACCCGTAATATGAATCTTCAAAAGCATTGCCATCTATTGCAATCTTAATAATCTCATTTCTTGGGAGTGATTTATTTCCTGAACCGAATGTCATAGATGGTATATCAATCCAAATAGCGCCATCATCATTCTTAGTCACAAAATCCATTGTTACGGTTTCATTATCTCTGATAGCTGCCACAATATTTGAATCTTCAAACAACATCTCTGTACTACCTGTGATTGTAAACTCACCATAACCCATATCAACAGCACCAAGTACACCTACAACTTTTTCAGGTGATATATTATTATTAATGGCAATATCTAATGACTTAGTATAGGTAGTTAACAATGTCTCATCAGAGGTGGCTACCCTTAATTTAACAATATTAGCAGTAGTAGACATAGCATCTACTTTATTTGGTGTCATCCATGTACCTGAAGCCCGTGATGTAGTAGGGATATCAGTATCTGTACCTATAAAACCAAAATTCATATTTGCAAAGTCTGATGTAGCAAGATTGAAATTAGCTGTATTACACAGATTACCTTTAGAGTATTCATATGCAGTACCACCAGTGAGGCCAGGAATCTGCAACTCAAATTGATAGGTCTGCATTGCAAAATCAGCATCCGAAGTAGCTACATCACGGATGAAAGAGCCGATAAATATTTGGATTGTTTTATCTGTACCTGCATCTACTACGAAAGTGTTTGATTTCTTATCTAAAGTAATCTTATGTGCTTCAATTAGTTTACATCTTGCATATCCTTTATCTGCTGCTGTAGCAAAACTTGTACCCTCTGTACTGCCACCAATATATATCCCCTGGCCCTGAACTAATCCAAGTGTAGTGAAATCAAGAACTGTTGAGATTAGGTCACCAGAGGCATCAAATTCAATATCTGCTGAAGCACCCTGTACTCCAACTACATCAACTTCAGCATCATCTGGGGGTGTACTCTCAACGACTAAAGTTTCTACAACTACAATAGATGTAGCAGTACTGCCAGTATCAACTACTTTTAGTCCATTATTATCACTATCCCTGAAGTCCCTTGCAAACACAAGAGTTCCAGCAGTTAGGTCACCAGAAGCACTCACTGTATATGCAGAGGTTGATACTGCTGTGGGTTCAAAGTTAAGCTGTGCATTCCAATTCGCAAACATAAATCCTTTTGCAAAGTCTTTATAGGAATCCATAGTTAAATTACAAGGGAATTCTACAGCACTATCAATATCGATAATAGCCCCTTTCTTAGCTCCCCTTGTATCTGAGATAGGTGTTCTTGATTTAGTTGTTGTTGTTGCACCAAATGTAGATACATCATCTGGCTGGATATATTTCCATACAGGTGAGCCAGGAAGGACTCCAGATGAAGCCTCCTCAACATAAGACACACTTATTGTATTAGTACGTGCTGCCATAATATCTCCTTATCTATTTATTTATTCTGTTCAAACTCATATGTTATATACCCAACAAATTGATACCATCCATCTATAACCCCATTCCCTGAATATGTACAATCCTCACAGATTACATTATTTATATCCTCACCTTCAAAAATAGTCCTGATAAATTCACAAATAGATTTGCCTGTATATGTAGCATCATCAGGTCTAACATGTACCTGAAAGATAATAAATCCATAACGTAGAAATTTGCGATAGCCCTTCTCTCCTAAAGATCTTTGTTTGCTATTATTTTCTCTTACAACAAACCTAACCCAAGAGTCAGAGGCATCTATTACAGCGGTTGAGTTTTGATTTTCAAGGACTATCGGTATTGTGTGATATACACTACCATCCCACTCTGTCAGAAGATGTTTTACCAATATATTTTCAGCTTCCAATGTATTCATACATTACCTCATATTATTTTTCTCAGCATATTGTGCAGCAGCCTCTACAAAATATCTTGGTGTTTGTCTTGAAGATTCACCCCTATTTAATTTATTAAGATAATGTATACCATTGACGATAAAGAGAGATGTATT